TTTAAAAATAGCTAAATACACTAATACTGGTGGTTTATCAAAATTAATAGAAAAATAAAAATATGGCTGAGTCAGTTATAACAAGTTATTTTCCAAGCCAAATTGCTAGCGATGAGGAAAAGATGTCACTGGATTACGGAACATCTGTAGGTAGAGCTATCGAGAGTGAATGGTACACTACAAGTAATGGTCAAGGTAGATTTCAAAGTAATCAAAACACATTTCACAACTTAAGATTGTACGCTCGAGGGGAGCAGTCAATTCAAAAGTATAAAGATGAGTTATCAATCAATGGAGATTTATCTTACTTAAATTTAGACTGGAAACCAGTTCCTATTATTCCGAAGTTTGTTGATATAGTAGTTAACGGCATTTCAGATAGATCTTTTGATATTAAAGCTTATTCTCAAGATCCCTACGGTGTTGATAAACGTACTAGGTACATGGAGTCTATACTACGGGATATGCAAACGAAAGAACTAGCAGAATTTGCTCAAGCTGAATTTGGCGTTAGTTTATTTGAAACAGATCCAGAAACATTACCTAAAAACAAAGAAGAGCTAGAATTACACATGCAACTTAGTTATAAGCAGCAAGTAGAATTAGCAGAGGAGCAAGCTATAAATGTATTATTAGACGGTAACAAATACGATTTAATAAAAAGGCGTTGCAATTATGATATTACAACTATAGGAATCGGAGCCGTTAAAAATTCTTTTACAAAAGCGGAAGGAGTTAAGGTTGAGTATGTAGATCCAGCAAATTTAGTGTGGTCTTATACGGAATCTCCGTATTTTGACGATATATATTATGTAGGTGAGGTTAGAAGAGTTCATTTAAACGAGCTTAAAAAGCAATTTCCCTTATTAACAGAAGACGAACTTAAAGAAATATCAAGTCAATCATACAGTAGCAGTGGAATATATGATCGCAACGATGACGACGATTCTAATACGGTTCAAATATTGTATTTTAACTTTAAAACGTTTGCTAACGACGTATATAAAGTAAAAGAGACTGCCACAGGAGCTGTTAAAACAATACCTAAAAGTGATACGTTTAATCCTCCAGAAGAAATGATGGAAGAAATGGGTATTTCTAAATTGTCTAACTCAATAGAAGTTTTATACGAAGGAGTAAAAGTACTCGGAGGTAAAACTCTTAAGTGGGGAATGGCTAAAAATATGGTAAGGCCAAAGAGCGACTATAGTAAGGTTAAAATGAATTACAGCATAGTAGCACCTAGAATGTATAAAGGTCGCATAGAAAGCATCGTATCGCGTATAACAGGGTTTGCGGATATGATTCAGTTGACACATTTGAAGCTACAGCAAGTTATGTCAAGAATGGTTCCAGATGGAGTCTATTTAGACGCTGACGGTTTAGCAGAAGTTGATTTAGGGAATGGTACAAATTACAATCCGCAGGAAGCATTAAATATGTATTTCCAAACAGGTTCCGTAATTGGTAGATCATTTACTCAAGAAGGTGATATGAATCCAGGAAAAGTTCCTATTCAGGAATTACAGTCTGGATCAGGTGGCGCTAAATTACAGAGTTTAATAGCAACGTATAATTATTATTTGCAAATGATTCGGGATGTTACCGGATTAAACGAAGCTAGAGATGGAAGTACTCCGGATTCTAGAGCATTAGTAGGTGTACAAAAATTAGCAGCAGCTAATTCAAATGTAGCTACAAGACATATATTAGATAGTAGTTTATTTTTAACAGCAGATTTATGTGATAATTTATCGTTAAGAATATCAGATATAATAGAATATTCTCCAACAAGAGAAGCTTTTATTCACAAAATAGGTAATCAGAATGTAGCGGTGCTAGAGGAAATGAGTAACTTATATATGTATGATTTTGGTATATTTATAGAATTAACTCCTGATGATGAAGAAAGAGCTGTTCTTGAAAACAATATACAAGCAGCTGTATCTGCAGGTATGATTGATTTATCCGATGCTATCGACCTACGTGATATTAAAAATATTAAACTAGCTAATCAATTACTTAAAGTAAGAAAGAAAGAGAAGCAAATGTTGGATCAAAAGATGCAACAAGAGAATATGCAGGCTCAAGCCCAGGCTAACGCTCAAGCAAGTGAAGCTGCTGCAGCCTCCGAGGTGCAAAAACAACAAGCCTTGACTCAGCAAAAGATTTCTTTTGAACAAGCTAAAGCGCAAATTGATTACCAAAAGCTAATGCAAGAAGCTGCTTTAAAGAAAGAACTAATGCAATTAGAGTTCCAAATGAATATGCAATTAAAAGGCATGGAAGTTCAGGGTAAAAAGATAGAAGCACAATCAAAAGAAGACAGAAAAGACGACCGTACTAAAATACAAGCGTCTCAACAAAGCGAGTTAATAAATCAAAGACAAAACGATTTACCACCTCAAAACTTTGAATCTAGCGGTAATGACATACTTAGCGGGGATTTTGACCTAGGTTCCTTTGATCCTAGGTAATAATAATAGTAATAATTATATAATATTTTATCATGTCAGAAGAAACAACACAAGAAACCCCTGTAGTTGAAGAAACAACTCAGGAAGTTCAAAAGCCAATGTCATTTGATGATGGCATTATTAAAGTAAATTTAGGAGAACTAAACAAACCTCAAGAAGACGCTATTCAAGAGCAAATCCCAGACGCAAGCGATGCTATTGTCGAACAACCCGAAGACACGCAAAGTAGCGAAGCGGTGGTTGAACAAGTACAAGAGTCCGTTCAAGCTGAGGAATCTGTTATTGAAGAAATAACAAACGAAGAAGTTGCTGAAATTGCGGAAGACCTGCAAGAGGATATTCAAGAAGCTATAGTTGAACAACAGGAATCTGGTATTGAATTACCAGAAAATATTCAGAAGGTTGTTGAATTCATGAATGAAACAGGCGGTAGCTTGGAAGATTACGTAAAGCTTAATACCGATTACGATTCTTTAAACGAAGGACAACTATTAAGAGAATACTATGAATCAACAAAACCTCATTTAGATAAAGAGGAGATTGACTTCTTAATGGAAGACAACTTTGCTTACGATGAGGATATTGACGAAGATAGAGATATTCGAAGAAAAAAGTTAGCGCGTAAAGAAGAGCTTGCTAAAGCTAAAGGGCACCTAGAAGGGTTAAAAGGTAAGTATTACCAAGAAATTAAAGCTGGATCAAAATTAAATCCAGAACAAAAAAACGCGGTTGATTTTTTTAATCGCTATAAAGAAAACAACGAGGAGGCTACTAAAGTAGCTGATAAACAAAGGTCTACTTTCGATAACAAGACAGAACAACTTTTTTCCAAAGACTTCAAAGGTTTTGATTTCAGTGTTGGTGAAAAGAAATTCCGTTTTAAAGTTAATAACGCAGACCAGGTTAAGGAGAGTCAAAGCAATATCAATAATTTTGTCAAGAAGTTCTTGAATGATAAAAATGAAATGAATGATGCTGCTGGTTACCACAAATCCTTATATACAGCTATGAATGCTGATGCAATTGCAAGTCACTTTTATGAGCAAGGAAAATCCGATGCAATTAAAGGTACAATGTCTAAAGCCAAGAATATCGATATGGATCCTAGAGGGACTCATGAAAATGTCGTAGCTTCTAATGGGTGGTCAGTCAAGTCAATTTCAGGCGGTCAAAGTTCTTCTAAGTTGAGAATTAAGAGTAAAAAATAATTAAACTTAAAACAAAACCAATATTATGGCTGCAAACGGCTCATTTACGGGTAGTGCTGGCGCATTAGCGCATTTAACACCACGCCCAACACAATCATTATTTAATGACAACTATTTAACTTTAACTGATTTAGATTTTACACAACAATTTTTACCAGAAGTATACGAGAAAGAAGTAGAAAGATACGGAAACCGTACTATCTCTGGATTCTTACGTATGGTAGGAGCAGAAATGCCTATGGCTTCTGACGTAGTTGTATGGTCTGAACAAGGAAGATTACACATTGCTTATGACCCAATCGTTTCTACTGCAACAACTGTAGTAATTCCTGGAGATGCTAGCAATGCATCAACTAACCTAATTGGCCCTGGAGCAACTATCGTTGTAGCTTCTGCTAATGGATTAGTAGTTGAAAAAGCTTATGTACAAGCAGTTAGTGCTCCTGGAGCTGGAACTGGGGACGTTACATTAACTGTAGCTGGATATGCTGGAGCTATTACCGCTCACGCTGCTGGTAAAGTATTTGTATACGGTTCTGAATATGCTAAAGGAACAAAAGATGCTGGAACATCAGTAGACGCTGCTTTCGAACAATTTAACAACAAGCCAATTATCTTAAGAGATAAGTACGCTGTAAACGGTTCTGACACTGCGCAAATCGGGTGGGTTGAAGTAACAACTGAAGCTGGAACTTCTGGATACTTATGGTATTTAAAATCTGAGCACGAAGCTAGAATTCGTTTTGAAGATCAATTAGAGATGAGTATGATTGAAGCTGAAAAAGCTGCAAACCCAATTGCTCCAGCTGCTGGATTAGGTGGTGGTACTGCTCTTAATGGATCTGATGGTCTTTTCTCTGCACTTGAAACTAGAGGATTAGTTTATACTGATGCTGATTTCGGAGCTGCTGGAACTGGACTTGAAGACTTTGATGCTATCTTACAAGAACTAGACAAGCAAGGAGCTATTGAAGAGAACATGATGTTCTTAGATAGATCTACTTCTTTAGGAATTGATAACATGTTAGCTGCACAAAATTCTTACGGAGCAGGAGGAACTTCTTTTGGAGTATTCGAAAATTCTGAAGACATGGCACTTAACTTAGGATTTAGCGGATTCCGTAGAGGATCTTACGATTTCTATAAGACTGACTGGAAATACTTAAACGACGCTACAACTAGAGGATTAGTTGGAGATGTTGAAGGAGTTATTGTACCAGCTGGAACTTCAACTGTATATGACCAATCATTAGGACAGAACATTTCAAGACCATTCTTACACATCCGTTACAGAGCTTCTGAAGCAGATGATAGAAAGATGAAATCTTGGATTACTGGATCTGTTGGTGGAAACTATACAAGCGACGAGGATGCAATGAACGTTCACTTCTTATCAGAAAGATGTTTATGTGTACAAGCTGCTAACAACTTTGTATTGTTGAAAAAAGCCTAGTACTAAATTAATGTAATTCTTACCCTCGTTGAATCTACGGGGGTAATTATTACCCTTATACGACAATAGCTTCTTATTAATTATATATATAAGCTATACGGGGGTAATTATTACTCTTATACGACAATAGCTTCTTATTAAATATATATATATAGGCTATCGTCACACTTTTAAAAACTATTTAATTATATCATATTATGGCTAAACAAGCTGTAGCAAAGAAAGTTGAGGTTGCTCCTCAGCCAGTAGCAGTAAAATCTGCTCCACAAGCACCTGCTAAACCAGTGTTTGAATTTAAAGATAGAACTTATGTTTTAAAAACGGGTAAATCTCCGTTGGT